GTATGATTGGGTTATAGGTCAAAATTTCTATGAGGAACTTGATCCCTGGTCATTGTTCTTTGAGAATGTAAGAGTAATCAATCGTATTTCTAATTTTAATATGATGCGTGCTAAATTGAAAGTTAAATTCATTTTAAATGGAAATGGTTTTCATTATGGCCGTGCGATTGCTTCATATGTTCCTTTGAACAAGAAGGCTAACATGAACATTGACAGAGCATTTTTTATTCAAGATGTTGTTCAGGCGTCACAACGCCCACATATTTATTTGGATCCCTGTTTGTCTCAAGGTGGTGAGTTATGCCTACCTTATTTCTGGTTTAAGAATTATCTTAGTATTCCAGACCAGGAATGGAGACAAATGGGTGACATTTTTATTCATGGCATGCAAAACTTAAAGCATGCGAATGGTGCGACCGATAATGTGACGGTTTCTGTCTTTGCGTGGGCTGAGGATGTTACCTTAGCCATACCTACCAGCGTAGAACCAGGTTCTATATCTCCTCAGTCTGGTTTTGAGGAGTTTGAACCGCACGCTGCGGATGAGTATGGCACAGGAGTAATATCTAAACCTGCGTCTATTGTGGCGCGTGCTGCTGGTGCATTGAAAGATGCTCCAGTAATAGGACCATATGCACGTGCTACTGAAATTGGTGCTTCTGCTGTTTCAGCGGTAGCTTCAACTTTTGGTTATTCACGGCCCAGTACTTTAGAGCCGATTCATGAATATAAACCTATGTATCTTGGTAATTTAGCGAATACAAATGCAAAGGATACTAGTGTGAAGTTATCAACGGACGTGAAACAAGAAGTCACCTTGGATCCACGTGTTGTAGGATTAGGCATGGCTGATGAGATGGTTATTACAAATGTATCAACTCGTGAAAGCTATTTGACTGATTTTCCGTGGACCGTTAGTAAAACACCAGAAAGTCTATTATTTTCAATAGCTGTTGACCCTGGAGTCCAAACAAGATTAGACTCGGGTTTTTTAGCAATTGAAAATCATTTACCTGCATGTGCTTTTGCTGTGATGCCTTTTAAGTATTGGCGAGGCTCGATGGAATATCGTTTCCAAATCGTAGCTTCCAATTATCATAAAGGACGTATAAAGATCGTATATGAACCATACGAATTTTCTGGCGTCACAGCTGAATATAACACGAATTATACTTATATCGTGGATATAGCAGATACGAAAGA